TTTGGGATGACCGAAGAACTCCTAAATATACCCCTGTTTACTTTTATACCAACCTTTATTTTAACCCAATTAAAGATTCTTTTTTCACCTTTAGAATAACCTTTAAGTATAGACATAAAAAAACCATCATTTAGATGGCTTTTTCATTTTAGACTAAATCTATTTAATCAATCTTTAGCTGCTCAACAAAGGCTTTAGTTTTTTTGTCATATACATTTATAACCTTTGCCCCTTTAGTGGCTGCAAATGCCTTAAAATTGGCTAAGTTTGTGATATTGTGGTACTTAGTTGGTCTGCGGTTAATTTCTTCTGAAAAAAAAATAATACAGTTGTAGTAATTCATAAGTTTTATATATCTTTGAAGTGAAAGAAGAACCTTCTATAATAAAGGGGTTTATTAGATTAGGAGCAGCAATTTTATTGCTGCTTTTTTTGTTTTAATTAGTACAAGAACAATTAAAAGATGGTGTTAAATTAAATAGATCTAATTGTTTAGTATATGGCAATTTTGATAAATATAGCATTTTTGAATAGCTATAATTTTTTATATAAGTTGCATTAATTAGATTTTCATCTTTAATCCATTTATCTGCTAGTTCTGGATAATCTCTTAGAATTGATATAATGTTATTTTTACCTTTTAAAAAACATAAATCACAATTACTTAAAATTGATGGTATTTCTAGATTATATTTTTTATTATTCCAAAAATTTAAAATATCTATTTTACTAATTTTTTCTTCATTTAATGGGAATAATGTTTTAACTTTTTTCCAATGTTCTTTATAATTATTAATTCTATTTTGTTCATCATGTCTAAATCCTATAATATTATTATAACTATTTAAATTTATACTTCTTAAATATCTTCTGGCTGTTTTTATTTTTAGTTCTATTGTACAAAATCGCATCATTATATTAGGAAGCATTTTTTTATTTTTTATTAAATTTTCAAAACCACCATTGTATTTTAATTTTATAATTGGTATTTTTTCAATATTTTCAAAATCGTCTATAAATTTATATGTATTAATATGTTCTCTTCCAGTATCGGTAAAAATAACTAAATCATGTTTTTTATAATATTTTAAGACCATGTATGCACTAGTTCTACCACCTGAAAAATTAAAAACATTTATCATTTTTATTGTTTTTTTGTTCTATAATGCCATAAATTCTACCAATGCAGAAAAATATAGCACCCGTAATAATTAAATCTGGACTCATAAACGATTTCTTAATAAATTATTACTCCATAAATTTTTACATAACCAACGAAAATGAGGATTATTATAAAATTCATCATCAGTAACAAAGCTTTCAAAATCATTATCATTCATCCATTTTTCTTTTTTAAAATGATATCCTTTAAATCCAATATTTATTAAAAATCTTGTATAATTATAACCTATGGTAAATTCTTTAAAAGTTTCATTTTCTAACCATAAATTAATTCTTCTTTGTGCTTCTTCTGTAATTTCTACATACCTTTCTGTTGTCATTTTGTTTAGTTTTTGATTTTATATAATTCGTTTTCTTTAAATATCCATCTTTTCTCAATCCATTCTTTAACTATTCTTTTACTAGCTGAGACTCCTTTACCTGTTAGCTCCTGTAAATCATTAATTAACTCTTTATAAGATTTAGCAGCAAATAATGCCCTATGTAATAAATCTTTTTCTGATAGTTCTGTTTTCTTTTGTTTGGTTTCTTTAGTTTCTTTGCCATAAATACTAACTTGTTGCCATTCACCGCCATTATTCATTAATGTAATAGGTTCAAAATCATCTGAGGATCTTAGAAATCTAGATGACATTGTAAAAGTTTGTTTTTCTTTATCCTTTACAATTTCAATAGTGCTTTGAGCATATCTATCTGTATTGCTTCCTAGATGTCCTAAAGTAGTTCCAGCCTGTCCTTTTCCTTGATGCAATACCCCTATTATACAGCAATCGTAAACCTTAGTTAATCGTTTAAACCAGTTTATTAATTTTCTACTTTCTATAGGATCATTATAATCAAAGATTAAATCTAATAAACCATCCAAAATAACTATAGGAGCATTACTAGTAATTAAATAATGCTCCACCATAGCTAAAATAGCTTTTGGTTCATCCTCTCTAACTGTAAATAAAGAACACCATTCAGGAATACCATTTATACCAGCAAACTTTTTAATTCTTTCCACCTGGCGATAAAAATCATAGTCTGAGCTTTCAGTATCAAAATATGCTATCTTTCTTCTTTCTGGGGGTAAATTTAATTTCATTCCCCATAGATCCGATGGAGTAAATACAGTAGATATTAAAGCGGATAAAAAAGTACTTTTACCCGCTTTTGGTAATACTGTTAGTATTTGAAAGTTCTGAGTAGTAGCAATAGTTTTATTTTGAATAGTCCAAAGTATTTGGTCTTGACTTGGTTTATATTCTGAATTGTATTTTCTTGCATCTAAAAGAACATCTAAGGGGTTTATAGTTTCTTCCATTTACATATTTTGAAGCAATCCACATAAATAACCAGCAATTAATAAAGCTATAATAGCCTGTATAGTTTCTTTTTTCACTTTAGAAGTATTAATTGTTCATTAATCTGAAATTCTAAATCATTTACCGCTGCTTCCAACAATAATACAATTTCATACGATAAATTTAAATTTATCATTGACTGATCTAATGATACAAAAGTTCCTTCTTTGCCGTAAAAGAAAAAAGTAGGATTTTTAAAGGGAGCTAAAGCGAAAATATCATACAATCGCTTTTTTTGTGCTTGTAGTGCTTGAATTTTGCCCAATATTTGGGCATCTTGATTTTGATTCATGTTTAAAGGGGTTTAGAAAGTAAATCTATACAGTATTTTTTAATTACCAAATTTATTTTTATATACACATAAAAAAACCCACTAAAATTAATTAGTGGGTAATTACCATATACATCAAAACTAACCTACTTAACAAATAATTCTGCTTCCGCTGCTCTACGTTTAGTTAATCCAGCCATAACAGTCAATATTCCATTAATTTTTGCTTTATTCCAGTACTGAAATTGATTAGCTACTATTTTTTTATCTGCTCCAGCATTTAACAATTTAAGTAAAGTACTAGATTTTAAGTTACCTATGCCTAGATTATAGGTAAAGCTTGTTAAACTGTCAAGCTGATTTTGATTAATAGGAACTTTTACTACTTTTTTAATATCTAATACTACTGATGACATTTCCTTTCTTAACCATTCTATAGCCTTTGCTTCTGTAATAACATCTCCTTTTTTGACAGGTCTTTTTTCATCATAGTTATAAATAGATCCATATCCTATAGTCCATTTACCTGTACCATCATCATAAGCATTTAAATACTTACCCTCAAAACCTTTAATTAAATTTTCTGCTGCTGAACTTGTCATTGGAAGTAATATTAAAAATAATGCTATTGCTCCTATTACTAAATAGGTTTTAGTTTGCTTTTTCATTTTAATGGTTTAAGCCATTACTAGCATCTTTGGCAAATATTAGACCAATACCAGATATAATTCCAGTTACTCCGCCTGTAGTATCTCCTTTAAATATCAAAGCTATTCCAGTAATAATAGCACCAAAACCTGCCAAACTAGTTTTCCAGTTTTTCATTTTACTTTATTTTAGATTTTATATAATAATATCTAATGGCACTTAATCCTGATCCTATAGCTACTAATCCAGATAATAAACTAATTACCTGTTGGATCTGTATTATAGATATACCAGCACTTATCCACGATAATATTAATAAGTTAAAATTATCTTTATCGTTTTCCATTAATCTTGATTAATACTAGATTCAATTACTTTGTAAGCATTAGCTGCAACCATAGAGCTTTCAAGATTTTGAAATAATCCTGCTTTAGAAGCTGCGTCTAATATTTCTTTTATAATTTGTAGAGCTTGTTTAGTTTCCATTATTTTAGTCTTGATAGTTACCTGTAATAATTAAACCTAATTCTTTAGCTGCCCAATTATATGCAGCATCATTGCTAAACCAATCTGTAGTATAATCTGGTTCATTCATATTTAGATATCCTTGAACTAATAAAGTAAAATCATCACTATACAATGTGTAAATAAATGATGCTTTATCTATTAAATTATCAAAATCACATTGTAATTTAAAAATAGTAGCAAATATTTCTTTTCCGTTTACCCAAATTCTTTGGGGTGGGTTTATGACTTTCATTTTTTTATATGTTTGAAGCTAGTAAATAATATGTAACACCTCCAATAGATATTTGTACTTTATGCGTAGAAGCTACAGCTATACCTGCTGTTACTGGATTAGTTATTGATATTGCACCAGAAAAATCACCAGTAGAACATAACAAACCAGCCCTTCCTCCATCATTGTATCCGCTTCCTCTAACTGCTAATCTTAAAAAGTTGTCAACATATCCTTGTAAAACAACTCCTGCTCCATCTGCAAGTATATTCAATCTTTGACCAGTTACACTTAAACCGCTTGTAATATCTCCACTTGCAACAAATGCAAGAGCATCAACCCTACCGTTATTTAAAATTTTTAATCTACTTACCCCATTTAATACATCAAATATTTCAAAATCATTAGATCCAGCGTTATAATTATTTCTAACATTCCATTTACCTACTCCTGCACTTTGTAACTGTAAAGCTGCATTAGTTACTCCTGTACCATTAAAAGTAGCTTGAATACCAGAAGCTGAATGAATATCTAATCTATTTGAAGATGGTATAGTAGTACCTATTCCTATTCCATTAGCTGTTACAGATATACCTGTATTGCTTGTATTACCATTTGTGGTAACAGTTTGTAACGTTCCTGTAGTACCTGCTCCCTGATCTGCAACTTGTACCCATGCAGAACCTGTATCTCTGTATATTCCTGTAGATGGTGAATCTGAATCTATAAATATTCTACCTGGAAAACCAAAAGTAGGTCTAGTTGCTAGACTACTAGCGTAAAAGGCTGGAGTAGTTCTTTGATTTAAAACTTCATATTTAACTTCTATGCCTGCCATTATTCAATATTTAAATATCTTTTTCTAATTACTACACAATTGTTTCCAGTTGTGCTAGTTCCGAAATTGACAAAGAATTTTTGATTAGTTAGTTCTCCTGCATTACCTGTAATAGTCAAACTTTGATTTTGTTGCAATGGAACATTTTCAATAGTTACTACAGGTAAACCGTAATTTATAAAAGTAATAGTATTACAGTCACTATTTACATACTGTGAAAGATCTACAGTATAAAAGTCTGTAGCAAATCTTAATATTTCAAATGCAATGTTTGCCATTTTATAAAGTTTGTGGTATTACAAATTTAATGTTATAAACAGGCTTTTGATCATCTGGAACAGATTTAAATGCAACCTGCTCTGCTGGACTTAATAAAGTAGATTGATTCAAAATAACAGGAGTACTATTTTGTACTATTGTACTTTTTTTCTTTTGGTAATAATTATATATATAATAAATTCCCAAACCTGCTAAAGCTATATAAACAATATTTAAATCTTTTTTTTTCATGTTATGGTCTTATTACTTCGTTAGGTAATACAAATCCAGGTAAACCAGTATCAAATGAATAACCGAAAACTATTGATAAAGTACCGTTTTGATTAGTATCTGTTACAGTCATACCTATGTTTGGATTTTGAAAAGTAAAAATTAAATTACCATCTCTATCATAAATCTTTGTACCCAATTTAGAAAAAACTTGATACGTTCCTGATGGTGGATCTTTCTGAGCTACTAAATAATTATTTATTACTTGTGTTTCCGTTTGTCCTTTCTTTTTAAATGTGGAAAGAAGAAACAATACAGCAGCACCAATACCTAAATAAATATATGTAGATTGATTTTTTTTTGCCATTATTTTAAATTATTAGCGTATGTAATAAGATTATTTAAATTTTCTTTTGTTAAACCATCCCAGGGAAACAAACCGCCACCATTATCTAAAAAATATAATAAATCTGATCCTTTTTTCTCTCTCCATTTATCCGCTAAATAACTAACCTGTGTTTTATAACTTAATCTTTTAAATTGAGCTAAGATAGATTCGTAATTATCCGAAATTAAAGTAAAAGCATTTTCTATTTTATTAATCATATCATCTGTAACAGCTTTAGTAATTATAATACTACCTGTTTTTGCTTTCCAAAGTTTAGGATCAAATGGAGATTCATTTTTGATTAAT